ATGAGAGAACCGTTACTAAAGCATACCCAGATCGTCCGCCTCGGTCGCATCCTCAACATGATGTATAAACCCAAGGAACTGGCCGAAGAGATCGGCGTCACACCTGATACCATTTACAGATCCTATCTGGTCGCAGGCTTACCTCATACCCGCGACCACAAAGGTATTTGGATCTACGGACCGGCATTTGTCGCCTGGGCAAAAGAGACCATCACCAAACATCGTCGCATCCGCAGTGGACTCCCGGACCACCAAGCTTGGTGCATGAAGTGCAATCAGGCGGTTGAGATGATCGAACCAAAGGTCAAGTACACCAATCGCTACATCGAGATCGTGCAATCCAAATGTCCGCGCTGTGAACGCCTGGTCAATCGTGCCCGCGCGCGCAGCAAGACTCCAGGAGTCACGTAATGATAAACAGACAAAACTGGCTCGACGTCCGCGCCTGGCTTGCCACCCTTGATCGTTCCCCGAAAACCATTCAGAAATATCGCATCTATTTGCGCCACCTCATCGAATGGGCAGACGAGACGCCGCTGCCCAATGCCCGCAGTATGGACTTAACCTTTCCCGCGTATCTCATCACTGCCCGCAACGATGGCAAACAAACGCCGCTCAGCTATACCACCATCTATAAAACCCTTGCCACCACGCGCATGTTCTTTACCTACGCCCATCGCAATTGGTCACGCTACAACAAGGTCACAGACTCATGGGTGGATTCGCTGTATCCCAGTCGGCTGACCAAACCCCAGCCGCGGCTCGATGATCACAAATACTACACCCTCGAAGAACTGCGCATCATTGCCTCTGTTTCTGTAGAAACGCTGCGCGAAGCCCGCGCCCAGGCGGCAGCCTGTTTGCTCTACCTGTCCGGGATGCGGGACGACACCCTGTCCTCGCTGCCCCTTCAATGTATTGACCTGCCCAATATGCGTATATTTCAGGTGCCGTCGATGGGACCTCGTACCAAGAACAACAAGGCTGCCATCACTTATCTGCTGGACATCCCCGATCTGCTGTCAATCGTCACCGCCTGGGACCAGCGCCTTCGCGCTAAAAACTTTTCACCCAACGCGCTCTGGTTTGCGCCCCTCAATCATGACGGCATGCAAATGCGTGAATCCACCCACGCCATCCAGGAGCGCGGCACGATCGTTCGGGATGATACGATCTTGATCTGCAAAAAGGCGGGTATCGAATACAAGTCCCCGCACAAGTTCCGTCACGGACATATCGTCTACGCCCGCAGCCGCGCGCAAAACATGGAGCAGGTCAAGGCAATATCCCAAAACGTCATGCACGCCAATACCATCATCACAGATCAAATCTACAGCGGACTCGCGACCGACCAGGTGCGAAACATCATCACCACTCTTGGAAGCAAATCTACCTCTGCCGGCGCGCATCTGGAGAGAAAGGAAGACATCGAAGCCAGGATTATTGAACTCCTCGCACTGCTCAAACAAAACTCATAGCCCCACAATCAACAGATCAAAAAGACCACGCCCATGAGCGTGGTCTTTTTGATCTGTTTTTTTTTCTTCTTGCCTGGCTACGAAAACTAAAAAATTCTATACCCAAACACGAAATTTCCGGCTTGATTTGCGGTTATTGTTGAATTCCACACAAGGCGAGCCTTCTTAGTGGTCGCGTCCGAAAGCACACGCCCCACGTCACCATTAGCCATAGTGACAATCCCGAGCGCCTGAAACCCAGTCGTGAAATTACTACTGACAGGCAAGGTGATTTGCACCTCGCACGCGCCAACTGCTATGGCGTCAGCGGTAAAATATCCAGCTACTAACACAACGCCGTCCATCTTGATATGAATACATGCAACCGTTGATGTCGCGGCAGAAACATTGGACCCGGCGGGAAGCGTAGGGGTCGGCGTGTAAACGCTTCCGATCGCGCCCAACCCCAAAAGCGTTTGATCTCCAGTGTTCATTCCGCTCAGGTTATCAGCCGCCAGTGCCCCATACACGTTGACAATGCCGCTGCCGTCCATCGTAATCCGAGAATAACGCACAGCAGAAGAATTCCCCTCGTAAATCTCGACATCATCGATGACTACGCTGCCAGTGGTCAGGCTGAAGGCGGTGATCAAAACTTTTATCTTCGCAATTCCCGCGCCAGACGGGTTGATTCCGCAGGTATAGAGCCGCCAGCTTCCATCATCCTCGACCGTAGTCCGGTTCTTGAAACGGTATGCTTTGCTGGAAACTTCTGCATTTGCCGCATCGAGATAGATCAACGACACATTCAGTCCCTGCTCAGACCGGCAGCGCAGGCGAACAAACACCGACCGGGTCGCCGCCGATAATGTAATGACTTGCGATAGTTGCGAGTGATACCCGGGCGGATAGGGTCCGCCCAGGTACGGTCCATTTATCTGGCAGGCATAAGCGCCGCCATGCACGTCATCTGTAACAACAGACACATCGCCGCCGGCGTTGACCGTCCACCCGGTCAGGTCGCCGGTCTCGAAATCGCCGTTGGTCTCGATGCGTATGGCATTATCCACGTCAAACGACTCGATCACCCCGCCGTTCACGCCTGCGCTGTTTGTTTCGCTGGCAACGCGCGCAGTGCCGCCAAGCAATACGCCATCTCCAACCTGCGGGAAGGCAATCCCGTCCTCGTTCTCGATCATGCCTGGATATACAGTGGATGTTGCCGTAAGGTCTCCTGCGGTCGGAGTCAACTCGTCCAACCTATCTACTTCGAGCGGACTGCGCTCCAAAGCTTCCACCCTCCTCCCTAATTCGAGTACTACGTTGACTAGGTTTTCGGGGTCATTCAAGTCTATGATTTCCTGTGCTGTTATCGTTGTCATCTTGTCTCCTTTATAGTTTTGACACCACGGTAGCCGTGATGGTGTTTTTTGCCTCGTCGTACACCATTTGCTTCAACCGCGCATATCCTCTCCATCCCTTTTTCCCGCCCGGTAGGTAAAGCTCTGCCGCATGTAAATCAAAGACATTTCCCAACCGGCAATCGGGAAATATCGTCTGGTCGGTGATCTCGATATTCATACTCAGGTTCGGCGTCTTCTTTCCCTCCAGGTAATTGCGCGTCGCTGCATCCAGCGAAGACTGAACAGTCAGCGTGCCGAACTGCATCACCGTGCTTCGCAGACCGTACACATCGCTGGAGTCTTCGTCAGACATGGGGATGGTTTTCAACTGCCCCTGTTTCGTGCTTTGTTTCCCCACCCCGATCACACGGTTCCATACCGGACCAATGACAGATGCGCTCAATATCTTGATGTTTGCACCTTTGCCGTCGTGCAAAAACGTGCCTGTATAAACGCCCATGTTTTGATCTGCATCCAGGTAGATGATAAGTTTTTCCCTTGAGTCATAGGTCGGTCGCAGTGCAAATTCAACGCTCTCGCGCTTTGCAAAATCGTTGATCTGCCCCCATAGCGCGGTTTGCTTTACAGTCAATTGCTGCTGACCGTCCGGCAGCTCCCCCATCTCCCCCAACTGCAAACCCATGTCTCCCAGCGAGTTGACCATATTGATCAGTTTGGTAAGTACAGTCGTAAACACACCGCTCAATACTATCTGTGTATCCGGCGTCCTCAGCTGCATCAAATATTCTGGTCCGTAAAACGTTGCCTGCGCTGGCAGGGTCGGCGTCCACGGCGCATCGATCATCCCCACCCACGGCGGCACCAGGTCGCCCTCGTCATGCACCAGCACCATCCGCCCAAATTGCATCCAGTCATTGCCCAGCGCCGAGGTCGGCAGGGTGACAAGCGTGCTCATGCCGCCCTGCTGTAATGCCGAACCATCCAACCCATAGCCGCGCGTCACAGGCGCGCGGAATTCCCCGGCGGCAATGCGGTCCAGTCCAAACACAATGATCCTGCTCATTATGTCCGCCTCCGATACCAGCTGAGTGCCAGGTCCTGCGTCCCCAGGTCCGGCGACGTCAGGCTCAGCACGTTGTTACCAGGTTGCAGCCGCATCCAGACACTGCGCCCCTCGTCATCCAGCCGCATCGCGCCGCTCATCGGATGCCCGTAATAGGTCACGGTGAAATTCTCGCCATCCAAAACCATCTGGGCGTTTCGCAACATCGGGTAATCCAGCAAGATCTGGTCTCCGATGGTGGTATTTTCCAAAGTCTCATCCAACGAATAGTTTCCGGTCTCGCCCAGCAACGCCGCGCTGGGCAGGTTGGCGGAAAAAAACTTTACAGTAACCGTCAACCCCTCCAGCATGGCAAGGGCGCCCGCTGATGCGCTGATTGTCCCCTCCAAGCCAATAAACAAAATTGTACTGGTTGTTGCTACAGCAACGGCGGTCTGGGTAAACGTTATATACGTCGACAGCGTTGCAGGCGCCGCCTCGTTGAATACGGGATAATAGGTCGCGCCTGTATCACTGCGCTGGCAACCAGCTTTTGCAGGCCAGCGCCCGGAAGAGCGATTGCTATATTTCCTTCCGGTCATGCTGATCTCGCTGAATCCACCGGGGCAAGTCAACAGAAATCCAACCTTTCCTGTTTCGGTTTGTGCTGCCCCATTCTTCAGGAAGCACGCCAAAAGACTGCCAAGCGCAGGGTCCCCGCTTTCTGCGTTCCCCTTGATCGAGTAGTAATTACTCACATCCCCCAATCGCTGTAGCACAGGACGCCACGACCCGGGAGCATAGGGTCTTGCCGGATCATAAAATTTAGTGGCGGCAGTATAGACCCACTGCGTATTATCGCTCAGTGAAAGGTCAAAGATTGGTTTTGTGTAGTCATAATTTACATCAGCCAAACTTGGATCAGTGGCGATTGCGTTCCCGTATTTTGTAGCAATCATGTGCGGGATAATCGTAAAAACAGACCCAACCGCGTGCAGCTGAGGTGTCGTGCCATACAAACTGCGTCCTATCAATTTCAGGCGGCAGTTTACAGTGTCTACTCCGTTATAAGAAAACCACTCCGTACCATGATTGACAATGCTCTTGACTGGCATCCTCGCCAGCGCCGCCTTGTTTGCGTTGGTCACATCAAACTGAATATAGGTGACTGCCCCGGTCGCGGCAATCGCTGTCTTCAGCGCAAACTGCTCTCCCCTGCCAATCGGCGCGTTAAACCAGATTTTTGTGTTCGATGTGTTTTTCCCAACGATCCAGCGGTTGGTCTGCGCCCCATCGATCAGGATGCGATAATCGTTCATATCTGCGCGCAACTTCCCCGCTGTAACCAGCGCAGCGCTATTGATGTTGATGCACCACGGGCGCGTTCCATAGTTTCTGCCAGCCACGGCTGGCAGCTGTAGGATGTTCTGAAAATCGTAGCCGATCACGCCGCTCGTGGTCGATGTCAGCGCCACGCTCAATCGCGTCTCATCCCCGCCCAGCACGTTGATCGTCTTCGTGCCACCGGTCCCGGTCACATGCCAGGTATCCGTATCAGCCACCACCGCCCGCCAGTTCGTGTCCGGGCTTTCAAGTTGAGCCACATATGCAACGGGATTGCCCTGCTCTTGCACGATATTGACCACCGCGCAATTTAGGAAATAATCCATGCCATCGTCTTTGAACGTGGTGACATATCGTCCTCGCGTTCCCGGTCGAAACCAGCGTTTCAATTGTTCCCCTAATGCATGACGGTTTGCATAATTTTTTATGCGAATATATACCAGCGGAGTCCTGACCGCCACACTGTACCCGCCGCTGTCCACCGCGTCAGCTTGCGCTTGTTGGATAAAAACATTCGACGCGGACGGTAAAACACCGGCATTCATGATCGTCGCTTCGTAGTTCACGCCGTCATTGATATTGTGACTGTTGAAGGTTTTTGTCTGATTGGGCTGCATTTTTAGTACCTTCTTCCTTTCACTATTTTTCTCAACGACTCTCCCTGCGGTCCGCCTACATAAGTTGGACCGTAGAATGCGTAACTTTCAGAATTCGTAGCAGATGCAATCCCGGGGCGCGCCCCATTCATCGCCATTTCCATCTGTAGCGAAACTCCAGCCATCGCGGTTTCGAGGCTCGCCATTACCTCCTGCTGTATGGATGATGAAAGGCTTTTTGGTTTTGGGCTTGGAGTTACTAGCCCAAGCACTTCCTTTATGGCATCGATGATGGATTGCGCAAAATCCATCACATTGCCCAATATCCAATCCAGGTTCCCGTCGATCCCATCCCATATCCCCTCAACCAGGGTTGAGCCTGCCTCGATGGCAGCACTATACAGTTGGCTCATCCCGCTTATTACAACGCTGACCAGCTTCTCAATGGAAGAGCCTAGAAGTGGCAGATTCGAAACAATACCTGCTCCCAGGGTTTTGAGCAGTTGCAGCGCAGCTGCGCCAATCTTGGGCAACGCTGCGATCAGCGCCTTATAAATACTCTCGATGATTTGCGGGATGGCTGGGATCAGAATCGGGATGGCTGCCACCAGACCAGTAGCCAGTCCCAGTATCAGAGCCAGCGCCGCATCGATCAGCATTGGCGCATTATTCACCAGCGTATTGACGATCAGGATAATTGCCTCTACGATGGCTGGGATCAAGGTCGGCATGGCAATCGCCAGCCCATTTACCAGCGCAATTACAGCCTGCATCGCTGCCCCGACCAGCATTGGCAGGTTCGCAACCAACGCATTGACCAGCGTCAAAATAATATCCACTGCCGCGGAAATAAGCATTGGTAAATTCTGCGCGATAAACCCGATCAGTGACTTTATGATCGACACCGCCGCTGGCAAAATGACAGGCAGCGAGGAGGTGATTGCGTCCAACAAACTCCTAACCATGCCCAGCCCCGCATCCAGCATCGCTGGAGCCTGGGCGGCAAGGTCAGTCACGATCTGCCCAAACAATGTCCCCATCCCCTGCGCCATCTTCCCAATATCGCCATCCGCCCCCTGCACTACGCCAACCAATTGTTGCAGGTACCCGCCAGCCTGGTCAGCCAGCCCTGAAAGCGCCGGGATGAACGCTAGCCCAATCTGCGCTACGGTGCCTTGTAATCCCATCTGCAAGCCAGCTATCTTGTCCCCAAACGCATCAGCCGCCGCCACATCCTCTTCAGACATGACAGCGCCCATTCTGTGAGCCTCATCTGCTAATTTCGCCAGCTCCCCAGACCCAGCCTTGATCAGCGGATTGAGCTCCTGCGCCGATTTGCCAAATAGCGCCATCGATGCCGCGTCCCGCTCGGTGGGATTTTCGATCCGTCCCAGCGCGTCGATAGTTTCGTTGAAAACATCCTGGCTATCCCTCAGGTTTCCATTCGCGTCTGTAATGGACACGCCCAGTGATTTGAACGCTTCAGCCTGCGCCCCTGTCCCATCTGCCCCGCCAGACATCGAGCGAATAAGCCGCGCTTGCGCCCCTGTAATCGTATCCAACGAAACGCCAAGGATTCCCCCGGCATATTCCATCTCTTGCAGGCTTGTGGCGCTGATGCCTGTCTGTACCGATAAATCGGCGAACTTTGACCCAACATCCGCCGTATTCAACGCCAGTGCGCCAATCAATCCTGCAGTGGCAATTGCGGCAGTACCAACCGCCACAATTCCGGCTACCGTAACTTTTGCTACGGTTCCAATCCCTTTTAGCACATCGCCAAATGAAAACAACTTGCCCTTGGCTTCATCTGCGCTGTTTCCAAGATCATCCACGCTCTCGCTTGTATCATCGCCCTCTTCAGACATTTTTGCTAGTGACGTGGTCGAGTCTGTCAACTCGGTGGTCATCCGGTTGAGCGTCTCGGTCCCTTTATTCAATTCAACTTCCAGCTTGTTCGCCGCCGCAGTGCCTTCCCCGTTTTCTGCTTTTTCCTTCTCCCACGCCGCGCGCAACAAATCCACCTTCTGCTGTTGCAATGGAATTTGCGCGGTCAGAGATTGCATTCTCGCCTCCAGCCCGCTGGCGGTGTCTCTCCAATTCGATAATCCAGCCGCCGAAGCCTTGAACCCGCTTTCAAGCACTCGCAGCTCGCTATTCATTTTTTTGATACCATTCTGAAAGTCAGTGGTGTCAATTGTTGGTTTTGCGCCGAGTGTGCTGGTCATGTGATTTTCCTAAGCATCTATTTCATCCGCGTAAGCTGATTTCTCTTTTGGCTTTTTCTTCTCGCTCTTCCACTGCGGATATCTAAAAATAAACGGGATCAAACTCTCCATCTCTGTTTCGTCGATCTCAAAGATCGACCAGTGGAACATATCCACCAGTTGGATTTCGAGATCAAGTACCCAGTCGCCGTGATCGTCTATTTCGGCTTCGGCGACTGCAGGGTAGGGTTTGTCCGCGCATATTGAGTTGCAAAATTGTTGGCGCGCATCAGAACACTTTGCAGCACTGCCATTCCCTCGAACAGGTCAACGTTTTCCTCCAGTTCCTCCCTTGTGAACTTGCCGCCGAATAAATCAACGATGAAATCGAATAAGGTATCAGCCTGCTCTTCTGTCAGGTTACTTACATCGCCGAATTCACGCGCCAGCCGGATGGCTGTTTTCAAAAACTTCATCCTGATGCGCGGCGCTGAAAATCGCGCGGTCTCTTCGTCTTTATCGTTATAAAAAATAATTTCTACAGGTGTGCCCATGTCTTCCTTCCGCTTTCATAAATCCTTCTCCCATGAAGCATGGGAGAAGGTCTATTTGACTCTCGACGTTTACGCAGTATCGAAATCGTAAACAGTATCGACCAGCGTCTGCCCAAACACATCGCGCACGCCGTTTACAGCGATCAGGTACGTGGTTGCCGAGGTCAGTATTGGGTGGGTCAATGTCACAACAGTCCTTGCCGCATTCAACGACCTGGTCACGGCAATTGCAGCCTGCGTATCCTCGCGTACCAACCCAATTCCCTTTTCGGCGTCGCCCGCCAGCGCATTGTTGAAAGTCAACGTAATCGCCACGCCGGTGGTTTGCGCGGTTGCTCCATCTGCCGGTGAAGGCGTGCATGTCAACGCGCTTGGAGCGACGTACTCCGGCACCTGGACATTGTCGAACCAGGTTGCCACATCACCAGCCAGGCGCGAAACGCGGCGCTTGATGGAATCTGTCACGGATGCGCTCAAAGCCCACTGATGCACGGTTCTTACAGCGGTAAACTCAAGGCTCAAACCCTTGGCCGCGGGTGTATCTGCTTCAGTTTCGGCTTCTTCTTCGAAGGGCTTGAAGGTTCCCTTCAGATACCAATACAGTGTATAGGTCCCATTGCTGTTCTTTGCCCTCCAGCCCAGCGCGCAATCTGGCGGTGTCCCACCGTTGTCGTAGAGGCTCTCGGTAACAGAGTCGTAAACCTTACCCAATATCTGGGCTTGGATATCGAGCGGTAGACCGGCAACGTCGATCTTGATCTTAGTCTCGCCTTCCGAGTTCATCGTCAGGAATGGCTGGTTGTCGAAATATTCGGTCTTGCTGTTCGCCGCAGGGGTTTGCTTCGCTACCTTCAACGGCGATAAAGCGACCGGTGTTCCGGCTGCGTATGCGCTTGCATCGTCTTGCGTAACAAGCGCGAAAAACAGCTTGTCAGCTCCCTTGTACATTGTGTAAGTCATGGGTTTCTCCTTATTTATGCAAATTCGAGATACAAATAATCCTTCGCCAAACCATAGTGACCGGAAAGCGCATCCTTTGGAATTTGACGGAAGGGACCTTTTACAAATCCCTGCGCGGTCATCGCCGCATCGACGTTGGGCAAAGTTGCCAATCCAGCGCAGCTGAAGATGGAAACCTGCACCATATAAGATCGCGCAATCTCAAGGTTGTCGGCATGATCTTCTGCGTCGGAAACAACAACCTGATACGCCATATATTGATCCGGCAGATTGCCTGTGCTTTCATAGGTATCCATGCCATAAGGCACGGCAGGCGTAATCGAACTAAGCGCAGCTTCCACACGCTCGAAAATATTCATCAATCCACCAACCCGGCAGCCTTCAGGCGCTCCTTGATCAGGTTATTGCATCGCGCGCGCACAGATGAAATACCAGGGCGGATGTATGGATGTGCGGGCGTAAAAGTTCCGTTAGCGTTGATATGACCGAACTCCACAGACAGCGCCTTGACCATTTCCTCTTTGCTTGTATAAGAGAGATCGTGCAGCACGCCAACGGCAAGGTAGTTATAGTGACCTTCTCCCGACGGAGTTTTGATCTTTATCAGCTCCTTCAAAGACCCTTCTGCACGGCTGGTCATCGCCTCTTGCAGGATGACTCCAACCTCCGCCAGCGCCTGGCGCGAAACAAGATCGATATCCTTACCGGCTCTTTGAAGCACATCGAGATAGGTATCGATGCCGCTTGTGACAAAGTTTGATTTCATTGCACGGTTCCCTTTGTTTTCTCGATACGGAACACACTCCACCGGTTGAGGTGCTGAACATTCTCCGCCGGGCTGATAATCCTCCAGTTTGCGCCATCGAGGACGACCTGCCGCACGCTCGAAATATCACTGCGGTAGCGCACAGTAATAGTCGCCCGCTCCACAGCTTTTGCCGCATCTCCCTGCACCAACTCCTGCCCGTGGTCATAAACGATCTTTGCCCACACAGTTGGATTGACAGCCACATTGGCGTACGACGCACTCTGCGCCCCGCCCGCATCCTTGCTGATGGTTGGCTGCTGGAACGTGATCCGCACGTTCAAATCAGAAATGGAAACATTCAAGTCCGCCATCAAAACCACCTCGCGCGCTCGTTCATCATCGCCACCCGCACATAGGCGGGCACGCCTGGCGCTTCGCGATTCTCGTAACGGTACGCAATCAACCCAAGCAGATTGTCCTTGATCCGCTGCGGCACAGCTTCAGCGGAACTGCCATACCCAGCCACAAAGCGCACAGTGATCGCGCCCGACTCCAACAGGCTACTCGAAGGCAGGCTATTGAACAGGATCATGCCCGGCTCACTGCGGTTATCCACCACGTAATCCGTCCACGTATGTTCCACATTGGAGCTATCGAGATACTTGACCGAAGTCACGCTCTGCAGCGCCGGACGGTAAAGCTCCAGATGCAGGTCTCGCGGCCACGCATCCAGGATCATCTCCCAGGTCTGGGTAATAAACGCGCGGCGTGAAATCTCCTCGCAAGTCTCGCGTGCCCCCGCGATCAGGGACGTGATGGCAGCATCCTCCGCCGTGCCGTCCACGCGCAAAAATAACTTTGCCGTTTCCACGGAAACAGGTTCAACAGCGGGCGGGGTAATCAAACGCAGGTTCATAAGTTTCTCTTGGAGGTCCGCCAGACGTGGAAGGTCGCCTGGCGGACACACGAAAGCGGGCGGGCAAGCACCAGTAAAGGCGCCCGCGATTCCACAGGGTTAGGCTGAGTCTTCCTCATCCTCTTCATCAGAGGGTTCGCCATCTTCTGCGGGTTTAGGCTCGACAGCCTTACGGTTACGTGCGCCAGATCGAGGCTTGCGCTTAGCCTCACGCAATGGCTCCAAACTTTCTTTACGCGTTTCCATCCCCACGGGGATTGCCACACCAGCCTCGATCAACTCCTTGCCGATGTCAGCCGGAATGTCGCAAAGTCCAGGTCCCCAGCAGCCGCGCGGACCTGCATACAGGGATGACAAATTGACTCTCATGTCATCACCTGCTTACGCTTGCGGTGCGACGCGCGCCCCAGCCTGCACCCATACCGCAGAAAGCAACGCTGCGCTCGCGTTCCCAGTTGGGGTAATGGTGGCGCGGATATAACGCTTCGAGCCAATGTACCCAATCTTGCGGGTCTCATTGTCGTCATCGAACTGAAAGCTCGCCTGCGCCTCTGTGCCGAGCAGATCGGCATCAGCCACAGCGGCGGCATCGCTCAACGCCGAATTGTCGCCATCTTCGATCAGCACGGCAAATGTGGCGTCTGCATCGGCGATTGAACCTGTTGCAATCAGCAATTCGTTCGCGTTGAAGTTGGCTGTATCCAGGATCTCACTTACCGCGGGCGTGGTATCAGCCACTGAAACAGGGCTGATCGCGCGTGACACTTTGATTGAATTGTGTAAATCTTTCATGTCTTACTTACTCCTTGTTGCAAGTTTTTCTTGCCGCCCTTTACAAGACGGCAAGTTTCACGAGTTGTATGTCTTACGAGGCAGCCAATTTCACGCGCACGAAAGCTTCTTCGAGCACGGGCATACCGTCAGACTCAAGGCGACCGATGAAACCGGTTTGGTTGGTTTCGGAATACAGTTCGTTCAGGCGCTGGAGACCGAAGTCGAGCGCATCAGCCGTGTGGTAATAGCTGAAATCGCCCAAGATGCCCACATACAGGCCCGCAGTGAACGTGTTCGGGGCATATTCGCTGGTGAAGAGCGGAATGCCTTCGAGCATATCGGGCTGACCAAGCTGCACAGAAGACTGCCACAAATAGCGGTTTTCAGCGTCTTTGAGTTTGGCAAGCATCTTGACAGCATCGCGATGGAACATCCACTTCGCGCGCGGCCAATATGCGCCCTTAAGCGAATATTTCGCGTTCTTCAGTCCATCGGCTGTAAACGCGGTTGTGGTGTTGTCGGCGCTGACATCGCGCCCGGTGCTGATGCCATCGGCGGAGGCTGTGAAGATACCGAGCGGCTTGCTCGCGCCCGAGCCAGTCATGGCGGCCTTTTCAAAAGACACGGCGAACTTGTACGCCAGGCGGGTGATTGCCAGCTGTTCGACGTCGGGGTTGAGGCGCAGGAGCTTGTTACTGATCTTGATGCGCTTCGCCAGGGGGTGCGGGAACAATTCGCGCTTGCCAAATTTCATGCCTCCATCCTCGCTCCCGGTCTTAAGTTCGCTTGTCCAGTCGGCATCGTCTGGATCATTCGCAAGGTACGGCATCCCCAGCGACTGAGCGGTGGTTACAGGGTTCGGGGTAGCCCACTGGCGGATGAACACCTGGTTATCAACTGCCTGGATCAGGCGGTTGACGAATTGCTGGGGCGTGGTAATGAAACCGCCCGCAACATCCGAATCCGCCTGCAATGCGCGCAACTCAGGAGCGATTGCGCCTGTGCGTATGTACGCTTGCGTGGCGCGGGACTGCTTTTCGGCATCCACTTCGGCTGCACTGCGCCCAGAATCAGGGCGGGAAGGCTCGCTGGAGCGGAATTCTTCGGTATCCACGGAGCCGAGCTTGCGCAGATTTTCGATCTTGACATCGATCTTGGCGACATCTGCAAAAATGGCGTCGTAATTGGACTGCTCGCCAGCGTCGAAATCGCGTTTTTCTGCCTCGCACTTTTCGATCATGGCGCGTGCCTGCGCAATCAGAGTCGCGCGTTTGGCTAACAAATCACGTTCGTTCATGGGTCTCTCCTACAATTTTGAGTATATGGATCGTTCCGCAAGGTCAACCTGACGGCGGAGCGCCTTCTGGCGCTTGCCGATCTCTTCTGCATCGCCTGATGCAGCCTGAGGAGGCGGTCCCTGCATAAACGTTTCTGACTTCGAACGGGCTTGTGCGCTTGCCTCGGGATATTGGGCAAAAGGCACAGGTCCGACATCAAACAACTTTCCGATTTCGAGAATTTCGCGCAGAGCCAGCGTTTCATCGTCGATAGGTTCTGTCCACTTCTCACTGCGGACCGTAAAGGCAAAGGACGACTGACTCACGTCTCCGCGCTTCACTTTTTCATACACACTCATGGCTTGCGTGTCGTTTGGGTTGACGTCAATCGAATAGCGCAGCCCCTTATCGGTCTGTTCGAGCGTCAACGTCTCCGCGGTGGTACGCCCAAGCACAAAAGACCAGTCATGGTTGAATGCGCCAATGACATCTGGCTTTTCAGACAAGACTCTGCTGAATGCGCCAGGGATGATTTTTTCGCGGAACCACCGCCCCACCACGGTTTCCACGTTGAAAACTGCGGCTTCGCCCTCGATGATTGGCTTTTGCTGATCGCCAGCGGCGCGCATTGTCAGGGATGCGTAGCGGCGTTCGAAATCGGGATTGGCAATATCTTTAGTCATCGTCATTCTCCATCAATATGGCTTCGGTAAGTTCAAGCGGGATATTTTCAGACCATGCCCGCATCAACGATTCAAGATCTTCTTCACCAGACACAGCACCCAGGATTACCTCGCCGTGCAGTTCGCAATAATCCACGATCAACTGCTCAACGCGCACATCCATGACAGGGTTGAAAGTTCTCCGCAGAAATTCGCGGTGGTCCGCCTTATAAAACTGTTCAAGCCAGGCGGAGAATTTTTCAGGCTTATCTTTTTCGATCCAGCGCTTGGCTGCGTCCGATAATTCCTTCGTTTCGCGTCGTACAGCCCGTTGAGCGGCATCCAAAATAAACGGACGAGGGTCGAAATCCGAGCGATTTGTCTTTGTATTGACCGGCTTTTTCTCTACGCCATCGACCGTGGTCATATTCAAAGGCATCAACATGCGGTCCAAGCCGTCTATCGGGATTAGGTTTTCACGTTCGCGAACCTCGTTACGGGTGAAAATTCCGTTTGTAATGGCGGCAACATAAGCAGTCATGCGTGCGCCAATGTCTGTGCGCAGGAAATCCTCGACCAAATGCTCGATGACCGTGTCTTTACGCTCCGACTCAAGCAGCAAATCCTTATGCGCGCCCTGCTCGATGCGCTTGAGCCAGGGTCGCAATGTGTGCGACAGATACCCAAGTTCCTGTTGTTCGATGCCGCTGCCCCAGCTGGTCGTGCGCTCCACGTCACCCATCATGTGCGGCGGAACGCGGAACATTCTCGCAATTTCGCCCAATTGGAAGCGTCTGGTCTCGATAAACTGGGCATCATCGGGCGGGATACCGATCTTTTCGATGCTCATTCCCTCTTCGAGGATCATTGGTTTATGGCTGTTCTCAACGCCTACGTGCTTTTTATCGACTGACTCTTGCAAGTGATCATACGCATCATCGCTTAACTCCCCCGGATGCTTGATCACAATGTCAAAGTTCGCGCCGTTTTTGTAGAAACTACCGCCAAATTTCTCGGCAGCAATCGCCAAACCTATGGCATTTCGCGCCAATGTAATCCGGCTGTAGCCGATCAACCCGTCAAAGCCAAAGGCGGGGATGTGCCAAATATCCTCCTGACGGAACACGCGCTTATTACCGTTCAGTTCGGTGTAGGTGTATTGCCGCTGTCCATTTTTGCGGCTCACAACCATCCGATCAGGGCGTAAGGGCCACAGCTCGCGCAGAACACCGCGTCGATCCCATATCTTCTGGCTGAAATGATTGCCCCAACCCAGCAAATGCCCCATAATGAATTCACGGTAGACCATGCTCGTATGCTCGGGGTTGGGCATGTCGTGCAGCAGGATGTAATATGGGCTGTTGACATCGCGTTCCTTGCCCCGGGTCAATCGTCGATAGGTAATCAACGGCAGACTGGCAGTGTCCTCCATCAAAATCGTAAACGCTGAGAGGACGGACGCCACGCTGAGCGCGCCTTCCACGGTCACAGTTTCACCACTATAGGACTCTTGACCATATCCTCGCACAACCCAGCCAGGCGGGCTTTGCGAAACATGGAAGCTGTCTGACCGCCTTTCTGCGATCATGCGCGAAGTTAATGGCATTATTTTTTCCTTGTGGATTTTTCAGCCACCCACGTCGCCAGGTAAGACGTAACCACAGACTCCGCCGCGATCGCAGCCCCGACCGTCACGAGCGCCGTTGCCACAGAAACAGACAGACTCAGCCCCACAAACAGCATCAGCATACCGAGCCAATACGTCAGTTGATTGGGGTCGAGAGACTTCAAAAAGTTCATTTGCTTGTCCTCTCGCGCATGGCGCTGATGGCTTCGCGTGTAAACTTATCGTGGTCGTCGATCTTCTCAATCAAGTCTTCCATGCGCACAATCAGGTCCTTGATGGTCTGATTGTTGCGCCCGTCCTGTTTGATCCACTGATCCTGCATCGATTGCAGGAATTGCTGCCAGCGTTCATCGCGCAGCTTGTCCTGCTTTTCCTGCCAAATGCGCTGTCTCTCGCGTTCGTCCTCACGTTTTTTGTCCTGTTCATCGACGAACTTCTTGACTTCGCGCCAAATGACACCAGCCGCCAATATCAAAATAGCGACAACGGTAAACTGTAACCAAATGGACTCTGACGGCATAATCAACTCCCCGCTAATTTGTAGCTATCTTCTCAAGCACGGCAGTCAGTTCTTTGATCGCAGCAACCAAACTGCTATCCGCAGAATTACCTGATGTGCTGAGATCGATCACCTCGACATACTTTGTGTTGTTGTCTGCCTCGGCAACACGCACCCACTCGTTCGCGTTTGGTTTGGATGGGTTGATCACCTCTCCATACGGCACGCCGTTGATCTCGATAATGCGCGCGCACATGATCTTATTGCCGCGTCGTTCGGTGCGCAGCTTTTTTGCGCCTTCACTTTCGGCGCCCGGCATATCGCGTATGATCACGCCAAGCGGTGCTGTAACAATCAAGAGGTATTTTGCTGTTTCCATGCCCATCTCCTTGGGGTAACAAAAAACGCCCGACGACTCTCTTTCGAGAATCGTCGGGCGCATCATTTCCGACAAACGTCCCAGCACAAGACCAGGACTGCCTAAATTATTCGCTCTTACGTTCTAAGTATAGAACGCGCAAAGTAAATTGTCAAGCATAAAATACTGCGGTTATTAATTTTTATCTAGCTTCCAAAAAGATATAATTAATTGCACATCTAAAACAGAAGCAAGAATCAAAAGCAACGACTTCGTTGACACTGAAAGGAGTTGAGAAAACACAAATAAAACAGTAACTGATAATATAGCCAATACAATTTGGAATAACACAAACGAGAATTGTAGCATGTCAATTCTCTTGAAAACCTTTGACGTTTCTATATTTAGATCGTTTTTTGGAATGTTTGAATACTTTGCTACCATCTCAATTTCTTTGTCGAAATCATGCTGTAGTTCAAAAACATCATAGTGCAATAAACGTAATAAAAATGACGTGAAGTAAGAATAAATAATAAAGGCAACTACTACTACAAATGCATTACCTGGGTCATCTTTGAGATTGTAAACAGCCAGAGCAGAAGCAGATATGGAAATTGGTATTGAAACAACCTTGCTTAGTAACTGACTTATAATCCCCCTAACCCTAGAAAAATATTCATTGCGTTCTTTCTTGAAATTCTCTTTTAGTTTCTCAAACGAGAATTTGCTAATATACACCTCATAATCTCTGTCGCTCAAGTCAATTAAATGCTCTAAATTTTTAATAAATTCAGGGAATTTTTGATCCTTGTCGTATGTAACTAGTACATCAATAACATGCCCCTTAAAGAAGGCTTGGTACTCTTGCGATCCGTTAATTTTTTGATACTTATTAAATAAATCAACCAAGTCGTATTCAGGCATAAACTCAGGAGGCACGGGCGGATATCCTATTAACATCTTACCCTTTTCAGGAGAAAGAACTACATATTCACGGCCTGCAGAGCTATGATAAGAAACAATTTTTGAATTCTTAAATTCTTCTCTAAACCTTAAATAATAAATGGCATTTTTAAGAAAACGACCTTCATCTGACACCTTGGTATTAGTAACTACTTTTCCAGAACTTGATTCGTAAAATAAGTATCCTTCATTATAAAAAATGATAGCCACATCACATTCTAAGCTGTTGATGTTGCAGTCTTTCAAAAACTGTTCTTTGTTGTAATACAATCCTGGGTATTTGCGTATATCTACTTGAACATCATTTTTACCAAGTCTGACAAATGGAATTCCAAGAAACTTTTCTTCGAATTCAGCACGGTTATTAAATTTGTAATTTATGGATATTCCTGAAGAGTAATCCAAATTGAAACTAATTGATTTGCTCGCTAAATCATTCAGCGTTTTTACAACATCAATCAACTTCACCTTGCTCTACCTCTCTTTTTAGGTCGCCAACAAATTTTTCAGATTCAATAATAACCCTATTAGGGTGATCTTCGTCAAACCAGATTTTTGTTTTCAAGTCTTCACGAGAAAATCTGACATGAATACCGTCTGAATCAAGATCAATACGAATAAATTTTTTCATAATTCTGTTGTCGGGCACAAACTCTGTATTAATGCTCAAATTATTTGTTTCAGCGTAATCTCTCAAGAATGTTTCATTTGAATAGAAGTGCTCGCTTAGATCGTTGATGTTAACAATCTTGGTGTCCAGCGTGCTAATATAATTAAACACTCTTTCTCTAAATATATCTCTGGATATTTCCTGCCCTGTTTCATCTTCAGGTAAATCGACTGTGTTTATTAATTCATATAAGCTCTCTGTCAATGTCTTGTTGTTTTCTCTATCTTGTATGGAAATCCAATTAATAAAGTATTCGGAAATGTCATACATCTTTCTTTTCATAAAACTGAGATATTTTCCGCCTCCAGCTTTATATTGCTCTAAGTTGATTCTGCAAGCCATCGCTAATTTGTCTAAGTCGAGATGTTCAGCTGATCTAATTACAAATGCAGATTTGTTATTATCCTTTCTGAACAACATTCCAATAGTATCTCTGATGAGATAGACTGCTATATAGCTTCGATTTAGAACTTCATATTCGCAAAATACTAAATATCCCCCCTTCGCCGGGGATATGTTTTCAATTTTTTCTTTTAAGTTTATGGCTGTCTTCTGGGAAAATTCTAAAAAAGATTTTTCACTAAATTTATTATAATATTTTTCGAATTCAATGGGAAATACATTTTGACCATCATCGTTAAAAAAGGCATATGTTATTTGTGTGTTCTTATAACTAAGATTTAATCTTTCAATAAGATCCAGGGACTTCTCGTTTATTTCTAACAATTCTTGTGATAAATCAATAGTCGCTTTTTGTTGATTTTCATTTTTTATCAAAAAATGAACGATGATCTTTTTTGCATTCACAATATCCTCCTGTACGGTTTTCTGATTTCCACTTTTATCAGTGCAACTATACAGGAAATATATGAATTAATCAATGGGAAAATGACAGACGCCGGGGTGAGGGGGGCACCCAAGCGTCTATCGAGATTTATTTTAGAACATGCGTGCTATTTTGTCAAGTGCCAATTTTCAATAGAACAACTCCCGTCATGACTGCTTCCTGTATGATGAAATTCAAATGCCGCAAATGTTCTACCTGCCGCCATCCGACCTTATTTAATTCACTGACACTTTCTCCCACCTGTTGAAGTTCTGAAATTTACACGCTGGAGCTTGAGAAGCTCCAGCGTGTAAATTTCCTTCGGGTCAGTTGTGTATTTTGCTTTCATGGCGGCTACCCTTTTGCGTATTCGCCCTTACTGTGCAATCGGTTGCTGATGTCCCGTAGTTCCTCCGTAATTCGGTTCAAATCCCCAACGTGCCCCCAATGGTGCCCACCCAGCCCGCTGGCGTTGCGATCATGCGCCTGCAAGCCTACTTTGATTTCCTTCAAAAGTTTCTCGATCTCTGCCTGTTTTTCTTCGTATTTTTGCAGGCTGCACTCCCTGCTGGCAATATTGCGTTTTTTGGCATTTGCTTTTTTGATTTCCAAAATTGATTTTTTCATCTTGATCTCCTTTGCTGTATGCCTTCATTACGCCGCTGAACGCACAGGAAGTCAAGCCCTATCCAAGTGTCCGAATACCGCGTTTTTCATAAACTGATTTCTTCTCTGGATGCCGCAGCGCCAAATCCAGCGCCATGATCAGCGCCACCATACCGTCGATCTTATCGCGGCTCTTTTCCTTATCCGGCTTGATGTTGCCTGCCGGGTCCTGACGCGCCACCAGGTTATCAGCCATCCATGTTAATACTGGGTTGTTGCCGTGGTGTATTTTTTTGCTCAACACAAGCCGCTCCAGTTCCTTCATGGGCGGATTCATGCTTTGATAGCCCTGACCAAAATTTACCATTGTCATGCCTTGCTTCTCCAAATTTTGCACCACGCTCGACGCCCCCCAACGGTCGAAGGCAATCTGATCGATATCAATTCCATCAGCATCCTTTTCGACCTGCGCATAAATAAAATCATGGTCGATCACAGCCCCGGGCGTCGCCTCAACGTATCCATCCTTTACCCATTGCTGTAACTGCTTTGCATCGTCCGGTGAGCGGTAATGCGGAGGAACTTCGAGCGCATCCTCTGGCACCCAAAATCTGCAATGCACATATAGCTCGTCGTCCTCATCGATGAACGCAAGCACCCACGCGGTGATGTCCGAATTGCTCGATAGATCCAATCCGCCATAACCAGTGAGTCCTTTTAGATGCCGCAGCATTTGCAGCGCAGGCACGTCCCCGCCGCACGCGCGCCATTTGTCCATATTCATCCACTTGAAGCTGCCCTGCACCCAAACATTCAACTCGCGCCGCAGGAAGTTGTTCAATGCCCCAGCCATCTGCCCTGCGCGCTTGGATTTCATCCGCATGTCTTCGAGGTACTTGGAAACATTCAGGTTCGGGTTGGCTTTGATCCATACGCTTTCGTCGCGCCAATCGTCGCCATCATCGAGCGTGAAGATAATTCCGAACCAGGTATCATCCTCGAACGTTCCATCCTTCCAGCCTTCGAGCACCTTGCGGGTATATTCGTGCTTCTCGAAGCACACACTGCGCCGGTCCAGTCCTGCGGTGGTGATAGCGATCAGCATCGGCTGTTCGCGGGACCCGGTCGCGGTTTCCAGCACGTCCCAAAGTTCACGATTTTTCCACGCGTGTAGTTCATCGGCAATAACAGCATGTACGTTCAAACCATCAGTGCTGTCAGAATCAGCGCCCAATGGTTCATATTTACTGGCTGTTTGTTCGAGGTTGAGGTTGTCTTTATAAACCTGTATATGCTTTTTTAGCCCCGCATTTTTCTTAACCATGCGGATGGCTTCTTTATGCACAATACGTGCCTGGTCGCGCTTGGTGGCTGCGGAATAAACTTCTGCGCCTGGCTCACCATCTGCAAAAGCGAGAAACAATCCCAGCCCAGCTGCCTTTGTGCTCTTTCCATTCTTGCGAGCCACCTCTTCGTACAACATACGAAAGCGGCGCATACCGCGCGTATCCTGCACCATGCCGTCTGGTGATTTCTCGATCCAGCGATCTGAATTATCACGTTTCCACCCAAATGCAACCCAGATAATAAATTGTTGCCACGGTTCGAGCTTGAGAAATTCCCCTTTGCCGCGTCCCCACTTGCCCTTTGAATGTCGCAACATGCCGATAAAACGCAGCGTATACTCGGCAGCTTCCGCATCAAAAACAAAACCGCGTTCATGCGCGTGAGCCAGGTCATGCACATGACGCTCACACGCCAGGCGCACCCACTTGCACGCGACGATTTTCCCGCTGATCACATCTCGCGCATATTGCTCTGCGGGATGCAAGGTCTCCTTCTGGGGTTTTGCCATTTCACTGATCTGTTTTCACTTTCACGTTTCGGTTTCCAAAAAGGAACGCGGTCATCTCGTCTTCTTCGCCGGGCGTGTCCACCTTCACGCGCGACCGGCTGCTGGGCGTCATTCCAAACTCGGCATAAAACTTTACAACCTGATCCATGCTGCGCTTCTTGATCGCCACCCAGGGATTTTGGTACATGCCGCCTTTATCCGAAATGATGACACTGCCTTCCTTCTTCAACTTGTTCACTGCCTGTACATAATCAGCCCAGGCGGTGCAGCAGATCGCCAGCGCCGCGCGGTCTACCTTCGCAAGTAATTTCAGCGCGTGCAATTCCTTGGTCAGGTTGTTCCATTCGGTTTTCGCCGCGCCCGTCAAATGATTGGGGCATGGAGGTATTGCAGACTCCGCCTTCGGTTCTTTCTTGTTCAGCGCCCGCTTACCTGGATTGCCTTCCAGTTCTTTTAGCTTTGTTGGTTTAGGTTTTCTTCCCCGGCCCACGTCTCCTCCAGTTCAGGGGTTTTCCCCGTGGCAACACTCCAACGTTCGAGCGCCACCGATACATACTTCGGGTCATTGTCCATCGTGCGACAGACTCTGCCCAGGCGTTCACACGCCATCAATGTCGTGCCGGATCCTGAGAAAAGATCGAGCACGACATCCCCCGCCTTGCTGGAATTTTTCAGCGATCGTTCCACCAGCTCCAGCGGCTTCATGGTGGGATGTTCGTCACTCTTTTTCGGGCGGTCAATAAACCACGTGTCCGACTGCTTGCGGTCCTCGACACCAATCAGGCGCGCAGCATCTGCATTCCAGCCGTACCACATCGGTTCGTACTGGGTGTGATAATCCTTGCGGGAAAGCACCAGCTGATCCTTGACCCATACGATGGTGGATGACCAATGAAAACCAGCCTCACGCAATTTCTGATCAATCACCGGCCATTCCTGCGCACCCATCACCAAATAGATCGGTGCGCCTGGCTGGCTGAATATAAAAAAGTTTTGACAGAATGCTTTGACAAATTCAGGGAACTTATCGCCGAGGTTGTCATTATTCATGGAGCGTTGTTTATAGGATGGATGATCACTTCCACCATAGTTGACGTTCCAGGGTGGGTCGCTCCAAATCATCCAGGCGCGATCAGCGCCCATCAGCTGCGCCACGTGCGCCTGTCGGGTGGAATCCCCGCACATAATGCGATGCTTGCCCAGCCGCCACACCTGCCCGACCCGCACCTGCCACTTGGCGAGCAGCTCCTCGGCGCGCTCTGGCTCGGCGCCGGGATCTTCGATAGTGGGTTCTGTTGCTGTAGAAACGCCCACCAGGTCGTCCAACTCGGCAGGCTCGAAGCCGGTAAACAGATCACCGGTGGTGTTGGCGATCTCGCGCAAGACCTCTTCGTCCCATCGGCTGAACTCAGCGACGCGGTTATCAGCAATGCCAAAGGCTGCCGCGGTCGCGGGGTCGTCATCTACGAACACGACGGCAATATGACTCCAACCTAAAGATTTCGCGGCGCGATAGGTTCCATTCCCAGCCTCGACCTTGCCATCCTGCAAACGGTTGGCGACGATGGGCTTGCGCTGACCGTATGCCTTGAGCGAGGCAGCAATGCGCGCCACGTCATGCCCCACGCGGGCATTCGCGGCATCCTCGTGCAGGCTGTCAATCGGCACAGCCAACCCTCGAAGCCCCTCAGTAATGTAGTTAAGTTCGTCAGTCATAGTTTTTTACCGTTACACGCGGACCGAACAGCATCCGCTCCAATTCTCGATCTGGATCCGCCACGTCTGTTTTCACGCGCGAACGACTCGACGGCGTCATCCCGAATTCAGCGCCCAGCTTGTTTAACTGGTCGAGCGCGCGGTTGGCAATTGAAAGGTAGGGATTTTGGATGATGTTCCCTGCCGCAGTCTTGATGATCTCGCCTTTCTCGCGGACCATCCGTTCCGCTTTCTGCCAGCGCATGAAGATCACGCAGTACATCGCCAGCGCATCCTTATCAAGGGCGGTGATCAACCCAAGCGGGTGCAACTCACGCACCGTTGCTTTCCATTTTTCTTTTTCTTCATCACTCAAATGACCGGGTGGTTTTGGCAACACGACTCTGGGCTTTGGCTCCGCATGATTTATGGCGCGCTTCCCAGGATTGCCAGCCAGCAACTTGAGCGCCGTAGGCTTTGGCTTTCGTCCTTGCATTCATGCGCCTACCCCCCCCTGCCTAATTTCGCGGGTAAATGCGCACGATTACCCATGCGGTCTACTCTCCCTACCCTACAGAGATTTGACCCCCCTACCCCTATGACTGCCGTCGTTCCAGGTTTTCTTGTTATTGCATCGTGTACATAGGGATTGGTAGTTAGTCTCATCGTCTAATCCTCCGAGGCTCTTGGGAATTATGTGATCAACAATCTTTGCCTTGACCAGCCTCCCTGAGTGATAGCCATATAGGTCTACACACCAAGGGTGCTTCTCAAGCCAGGCGTCCCGCTTTTTCTGCCACGCTGCGCCATACCCACGTGACGTGGCACTCGGTCTACGATCCATTGCCCGAGGACGTGGGTGCCTCGGGCAATCATTACCGTCATACAATAGCTCAGGACATCCAGGCACGCGGCATGGACGCGGTGGTCGCTTGGGCAATTAGAAGCCGTTGTATCGCAGCGAGTACGAGAATGCAGGCAGTTTCAGTCCACGCGTAAACGCAATGTGAGTCTGCCTTGAGCCAACAAACTGAATGATGTAGGCAAACACCAACCCGCCAATCTTGGCGAACTCAGCGATCTGCGCATCAACGCTATTGAAATCAAACTGTGGGTAAAGCTTGAAGATAATAGCAACTCCAAGCAGCACAGCCAGATTCGCAACTGCTGACCATACACCGGCTGTCCCGTCAGTAACCACGCCGCCCCACTTGAGGATGTTGATAACCAGCGCAATCAACATGAACGTGCCAACCAGTCCTTCCACAATCTTGAGGATGTTATCCAGTGACACGCCGAACAAGCCAAGCACTGCGGCGAACAGAGCCAGCAATCCAACTGGCAATCCAAGCGCCTTCAAAATGGTTTCGATATCGAGTTTCATACTTTCTATCTCCTTAGTTGATTATGTAAATGGAAACAAAAACACCCGACGCCACTAGGGCGCCGGGTGCATCATTTCCGACAACGTGTCCCGGTCAAGTACCAGGACTGCAAAAGATTATTAAGTTGTGTGCCTCCTTTCAATGTTTATTATACAACATGCGATCATGAAACCGGCTCGCGGCTCCTTATCCTTTCCATCAGCGCGGACATGGCATCTTCGCCGATCATCCAATCTCGTATTGCTCCGCACCCAGGCACAGTGCATTTTATGTCGCGCATCTCGCCTACGACCTTCCCACGTAAGACCGGCAGGGACTGCGGCTTATAAGTTGCACTGGTTTCGTACAACATAAGCGTGCCCACTTTTATCCCGCTCTCGGCCCCAATAGCTACCCTGCGAACCTCACCCAGAATGTGTCCGCGTGGACAGCACCAATATCGCCGCTTGTCTTTGGTGTCAGCCATGCGCCGCCTCTGTTTCTGCAGCAACAAATTCCACGCGTGCGTCTGACTGCTCAGTCTGCTCGGCATATATCTTGCTAAAAACCTCAGATAGTTTATGCTCTGCAATCCCTCGCAAAAACGACTGACGTACAGACACTGTCATCACCTGCCCAACCACCTGCACACGCTCATTCCCCATGAACGCAACGCCTTTGATCCCTGGAATAGCTGGATCGCTCAGTAAATCCAACCAGCCGCGATGGCGACCTATGCCGTCGTACTCGCTATCTGGTGCGACGATCTCAAGCTCAGGCTCTGCTGTTGGCTTTTCCAACAGCCCAACCTCGACCAGGTACTTCTCTGGCAGAAACCCTGATGCATTCTTGAGGTACTGCAAAGGCGGGCGGACGTTTTTCAGCAGTCGTGAATACACCAAGCCCTGCGGATTGGTCAAATTCCTGCGGTCCACGTAAGCCTTGGCAATCCAAGCCAGCACCCAGTTTGGGTCGCGGGCTGTGATCCCATCGGCATTGACCGAGCCATTGGAAAACAACAAATGCGTCGCCTCCAAAAGTTTCGCACATTTTGTGCGTTCAGTGATTGATGATGATGATTCAGAATCAGATTCTGATTTAATATCATCATCATCATCATCATGAAGCACATTTTGTGCGCGTAATTCGATGGTCTCACCTGTAATTTTGCCTTCTTCTATGGAAAGACTCGTCGGCTGGGGAAATTCCTGATGCCCTGCAAAACCGAACAGCGTGTTCCGCCCCGCCACGGTGACCACGTAGCGGCTTTCACGTTGCTCCAAAACCAGCCCCGCCGCAGACAGTGACCGCAGTTGCTTTTTGACCGTGCGTGGATCCGCTTCGAGGATGTCGGCAATTTCCATGTCCGAGATTGCGCGCCCTGGATAAAGCTGGTCAACCCTCAGCGCGACCAGCAAGACCGATGCCGTGCGCGCTATTGCCCGCAACATTGCCAAATCCTGTGTGGGTAGTAATGTCGTCATTTCGCCTCCGCCTGCATAGTCACCTCAATCCCGATAATCTCAACGCCACCCTTGCCCATGCGGATCGAGCCTTGCTTGATTAGCTTCTCACGCCGTTGCTGAATTGCCTGTCGGCTCGTGCCAAATTGCTCCGCAACTTGTCGGTCACTTGCCTTTGGCTTGTCGCCCCAAATGGCAAGCAAGGCTTCGTCTTGCACTGGTTGCTTGCTGACTTGCTTGTCATCCTTGCCTGCAACACCCTGCAACTTGTCAGCCCTTGCACCTGCAACTTGCACCCCTTGCACCTGCAACTTGTCACCCTTGCGGGTCTTGCTTGCGTGCAACTTGTCGGTTTCTTGCACTGGTTGCTTGTCGCTTGCGCCTGCAACTTGCGCTTTCTTGCTGCTCTTGCTTGCTTCCTTCTTCGCTCGCCACTCTTGTACTACACGCTCGCGCTCGTCCTGCTCGCTGCCCATCGCCCAAACTGCCGCGCCTGTAATCCCTAAAAACGGGAATGCCAACGGCAGGAAGATGGTCGCGGTCGGCGCAACGTCCACAAGGATGATCATCGCTATTACCACGACCAGGTAAAAACCAGTCGCCAAGATTGCCTTACCGGTTGGCGCTTCCAGTTTCTGCGCGCGCTCATCGAGCCGCAAACTCTTGTTGTGGGTGTACATCCGCTCAGCCAAATTGACCGATGCAAATCCCAACCCCTCAACCGCCAGCGCAGCCGCGCCAGCCACTGGCACGGGCCAGTGCAATTTGTCAGTCGCAGCCGCATATACGCTCCACATTGCTGGCACCGGTCCAAGGGCAGGGATCGCCCGCATGATCCAGTTCAGCGGCTTGATTGCCGTGCGCGGTTTCTTTTGCTCTTCTGCTTTTTGTTTCGTCGCTTTTCGCTTCATGTCGGTTGATCTCCTTCGCCATCAGTAGGACGCAGATATGCAGTAAAGTCAAGCTGCCGGTTGATCTCAGCCTCGTTGATAAGACTCATCTGTTCCTGGAATTCTGCCGTTGTATGCACCACCGTGGTATACGTCGGCTCATCAGGCTCTAACTTGCCCTCCTTGATGACAGCCCACACCTGCTTTTCAAGTCCCCTCGCCTTGACGAGCGCGGCAATTGCCTCCTGGCTTCTCGACCCGAACTTCTTCGATGTCCCGTAATAATCAGCTTGCGCGGTCATCATTAGTTCGGTCAGTTTCAAATAATCTCTTGCCTTCATGGCATCTCCTTTCACATCTGCCTGAAATAATCCAGGAATAACTGAACCGGATTGATGTCCGGCGGAACATATCTCCCGGCAAAAACTTCCTCCGCCAGAATATCAATCCCCGGCGTCTTGATGTCGCGAACAGTTACACAGCGCCCGCCCGGCATCTTCAACAGTTCCACCTCATGCGTCGTGCGTTTGCGCTTCTTGCCCTTCTGAGGACCAGACCGCCGCAGACATCGCGTCCGCACGAAGTAGACCCGCTTGCAATACCCAACCAGCGGATTTTGCTCCGCCGCCTCAGCCCGCGCCTCTGCCAGCCAGATTAGCCTGACTTCCTCGTCATAATCCATTTCCATATCGCCTCTACTTCTTCTACTTCTACTTTCAAGCCTCTACAGCCCCAAAAACGCCATTTTGGGGCATATTTTGAGTAGTAGAAGAAGAAGTAGAGGTCAAATATTCGATGACGGCATTCACGGTCTGCATAACTCCGCCGCCATATTGTTTCCAGCCAAGCAGTTGCGCCACGCGATTTTTACTCATCCCTTGCGACCACTCCGCCCGGATCCGCTCCGCCATCTCAGCAATTTCGTTGCGCGGCTCAGTCGGCTCTTGTCCGTTTTCAGCCTGTGCGTCGATGAACGCCTTCGCCTCTGCGGTCGGCTCGATCCAACTAACCGAATAAGACTGGAACTCTGTCACACGTGCCTGATACACGATTAGCCCGCGCCCAGTGACCTTCTCCAAACTCTCCGCACCCTTCACCCCGATCACCATCATCGAGTCGTTCCACGACGGCACAGGCAGGCAGATGCGCGTCGCCAGATTGCTTTTCACCAGCAACACAGCCGCAGTCGGTCTATTCGTTCCATAGACCGGGTGAAAGCCTGTAAAGCGTTCCTTCTCAACCAACCTCACAAGCATCTCACGTTCCTCTTCTGAAGCCATCGCAGCCTCATCGATGACCAGCGCAATCGGCGCAAGTGGATCTGCCGGATGGGCAGCGTTATAAGATTGCACATTCTGAAATCCACTGCGGATCAAAATTCGCCTGCGTTCATCTGCAACCGCGAATAACTTTGTAAGAGTGGTCTTTAGGTCAGAGATGTAGTGGAAATTCTTCGTCCCTACATACCGCACGAACTCGGTCCCGCCCTTGCCATCATACGCATACACCAAAGTTTGACCGCCATGCAAAAGAGCCTGCACCCAACTTTGCAATATTCCGCTCTTCCCAAAACCGCGCGTGCCTGCTACCAGGAAGGAATCTCCCTTTACCAACGAAACCCACAACGCCCCACGCTTGGTCTCTCCAACCGGCATATCGAACGGCGTCGGCTGTTTGCTCATATCCAGCGGCAGGGTTGCAAGTTCCCGCGTCGCAGTCGGCTTCTCATACCCAACTTGAAAGAACAACCCGCGGCTGTTCGTCCGTACAACTGGACGCCCCTGCAACCGCGTCGAAAGCCCGTGCGCCATATCCTCATTCACCTTCCTGCCATCCACAACCGCGGGGTCGAAGATCAGCATCAGGCGGTCCCCCAACGCCACCACATAAAAAGCCTTACGGTCGGCATATAACCGCGCTCGCCTCTCATCAAGAAGGTCAAGCGTCCGATACGCCACCTGCATTGAAAAATTATTTGTCATTGGCATCCTTCCAATCTTTGTCTAAGACTTTTCTCGTTTCACTATCCAATAAATGGGATGGAACTTCATCGGCGTCTACGACATCAAAAGCCTCATCTCGCTTTTGCGCTGGGAAGAAACCGTTGTACGCCGTTGCCGCGTTGGAAGCTGGCGCCGAGGGCATCACACTGAGAGCCTGAATCGCCTGTGCTCTCATCGTCACCGCGCTCTGTTCCTTCGGGTCCGCGAGCGGTGGCATGGTATTGGTTTCAAGGTCGAGCATTGGCAGTGCAAACAGGTCAGGTCTCACGGTCAGTCGGTTTTTGTAAATAATGACATCGGGACCGCCATCCTCGTTTTTGATTGTCCGTACCTGCATCCAGAACCAGGTCATCAACGACCCGACTACAAATAAGCCAAGTCCAATGACCCAGGGGATTGCCCAAGTGCGCTTCTCCTGCTGTACTGCCATATTTGACAATTCAACCTCATTGGTCGCGATAACGATGTCCTGCTCTACTGCCTGTTGTGTCCAACTATCATGCAGCGGAATTACCGCCTCAGTCACTGCCCATGATGTTGCAGTTGCCTCTGCCCGCTGCGTCGCTTCGAGATCCACTCGCGCCTGTGTCGCCAGTGCATTCATTACCCGCTGGGCTTGCGCCTGTGTCGCTTCTATGTCGATCCGCTGTTGAGTTGCTACCGCATCATCATCTCTTCGTTGTTGAGTTGCAGCGGCATCCCTTCGACCCTGCTCGGATGTCGCCTGCGCATCGATGCGCGCTTGTTGGGTCACAGCTTCTTGCGTGCCCAAAAATTGACTTGTCGATGTAATCGCGATCACCTGAGCCGTTGCGGTAAATACCTGGTTCACAGCCGCCTGTGTCGCCTCCGCATTGACCTTATCGGCAAACATCGTCAATCCGATCTCTGCCGGGTTTGCAGGCGGTGTCGGCGTCGCTGATGGGGTTGTCGGTGGCTCACTGGCGCAAGCCGTAAGCAGGAAGAGAAGCAAAGCTAAAAGATATTTATTCATGCGTCTCTCCTAAAATCTCAGATGGATTTCGTCTTTAGCCCCCTCTCCAAACGCACCCTTCGTTTGGGAAGGGCGGGGGGAGGGGTTGCTCTTCGCCATCTGGCTCATCATCCAAACCAGCGCCTCGTTCCTGTTCATTCTCGGCATCTTCACCCGCGCCTCCACCGGTTGACCGTGCCAGCGACCGCGCCGCGCCGCCTTCAACCGCCTGCGTCCATTCAACCGTGTCAACTTCAGCCACGGCTTGATGTAATGCGGCACGCTCGCCGCCAGGAAAGCCAGAAGAGCCAGGTAAAACCACTTGAGCGCAAAGCCAATAACATCCAGCGCCAGTTCCATCGGCGGCTTGCTGTCAATCCATGCCCACACGTCCTGCCAAAACAGCAACGCGGTCACAAACGCCAGCACCAAACCAATTTTTACGAATGTATCGGCTTTCATTACTTCCCCCTGTTTATCAAATCTATAATGTCGTTCGCCACATCGGTTCCGCCAACGATCACAATAAAAACCGTCAGCAATCCGGTCACTACGTATCCGAGTATGTCCAACCAGTCCATGTTATCTCTCCTTCCAGAGTAACCACAAAACGAAAAACTCACCGATTTCCACGAGGAAGCCCTCCACCTCGTTCTTCCGAGCCTCGCTGGCAGCCGCCTGTAACCAGGCATCAATATCCATCAGTTCCCCCTTCCGAGCCACCACAGTCCGATGCAACCCAAACCGCGTTACATCCGAGATCAACAGCCGGTCGGACAAATCCGCCCCGACCCAGGCAATGGGGTGGTGTAAGTCATACGGCATTTGATTTAGGTCCACACGCCACGCAGATGTATTTGCCGTCCACCAACTCGTGCGGTTGCTTACATCCGCAGCGAATGCAGATCCGCATGAAGGTCGGCTTGTTGTTGATCGTCACCTTCGGCGTGTCATTGGTCACACGTCCACCTTTGACTATCATCAAGCGTATCCTGTGGGTAGCGCCGCCTCCGCCATCTCCACCAGTTCCACCGAAGCTTGCTCGATCTTCTCAGCCACCAGGTCAACCTTTGTCAACAGCCGCTCGGCATAAACCTTCTGCCTTTTCGCCATGTAATAAACGACCGTATGACCGTTCTTCTCCCCCCAATGTTCAGCGGCTTTGCTGTCGCGGATACCCTGCTGGATGGCAGGATTATTCAGCTTCGGAGCTTCCGTTACTGGCATTACTTGTACTTTTTGCTTGCCCATGCTTCACCTTTTTGCCTTTCGTCAAATTTCCAATCGGCGCAGGCGGTGACACCTTTCCAACCATGCCCAGGTACACCACCCGACCATTGCTCACCTTGTACTTCGGCTTCGGAAACTTCCAGCCCTTCTTCTTCAACCCGCCCCTGCACTCGGGACCCATCCCCACCGCAATGGAGAAGGGATCCGTCAGCACCCGATGGCACTTGGCACATAAGACTGGCTTGACGGATGTCATAGCATCCTCGGCTGGAGTGGGTTCTCCCATTGCTTTGCGGCTGCCTTATCCATCTCACGCAGCGTGTCCATGATGGCAAATGCCCGCGAACCGTATTTCATGCGGAACGCCTGATACTCGTCCACCGTCTGTGCCATAAAACGCCCGCCCCCATCTGCCATGTCGCAGATCAACATGCCGCGCTTCCGCAAACGTTCCACAGCCTCGCGGATCTGGCGGTCGGCATAGTTGCCATCGTTCTGATCCTGCGCCGCCACGGGACCGTAGACCTTCGCCACCAGCTCCCACCGCCCAATGGGAGAAGTCTTGCCGTAATGCTGCCGCAGCAAAGCCAAAACTTCCTGATCCAGTTGTTCTTCCGTATACCTTCGCATGGTCATCTCTCCTTTTTGGGCTTCTTCGTTTCCGCAGAAACAGGCGCATACCCCTTCGCGACCTCCGCAAAATCAGCGGGCAGCTTCACCCCCCACGTCGTCGCGACTCCCTGCAGATATTTCGCGCACGCACCAGGTCCCTTTTTGAGCAGGCGCCAGTCATATCCATTCATATTGTTCATGGCGCTGCGCGCCAGGGCTTCATGCAACTCTGCCAGCACGTCGGCTTTTTTGGCTTTCTTGCTGACCGCATGGACGTTGACCAGGGCGCACAGCGCAGGAATGTTCTCCATGTCCTTGAATGCCACAGCGAAAATCTTGAACACATACTCTGCTGCGAATTTTCGGGAGGCTTCCAGAAGTGCGCGCTCCATCTCTTCCTGCTTACGCCTAGCTTCTTCTTCGGCATAGCCGGAAGAACTTTCTTCGCGCTTCTTTGCCTTTATTTCCGTTACCTTTTTCCCGACCAAGACCACGCGGACTAAGTTACTGCCTGTCCACTTATGTTCGCTGTAATCGTTTTTGTGAGGTTGTAGCCGCAAGTCAGGATCATTGGACTCCACCAGTTTTGCATGCTTCTTGCCATCGTCGCTGTAAGTGGACTCCTGAAGCGCTAGAGTCGCTTTGCCATCCTTTGCTGGGTCGTAGATGGAGATCTTCAACTTCTCCGAGATCTTCTGCATTTCCTTTCGCACCCAGGCGGTGCGTTTGCGGGCATGGCATGGCTTGAAGCCGCAGAAATGCGACCGGCTTGCCACCGCATGAAACACACAGCCCGAACAGGAAGGCGGATACAAAAGATGACCAATGCGTTCCATCAGCTCTACATCTTCGGGGTTCTTGTTGGTCTCGCCAAACTGGGAGATAAATTCGGGATGACCCAACGCGGCTTTTATGTAATCTTCGATCTTCGACCTCAGGTCGGCTGTGAGTTCCAGCTCCATTGCCTTTGCCACGTCCGCAGCCTTCAATTCTGGAAGATAGAAAGACGGGAACTTCTCAGCCTTCGTGTCCAGCGTCCACAGTCCCTGCCCTGCGCTGGGTGTCTCATGCCGCCAGGACTCGTGCATCAGGAAAGCGCTGTCAGACTTCCTCATCGCGTCCTCGATGACATCCTCAGCCGATTCGCCCGCCGCAAAACTCCTGACCGCGCTTTCGATCCGGCTCTCATCGACCCGTGCGATCGTCAGCAGTTTGCGCGCGGCCCCCTGCGAGATCTCGCCTGAAGCGATCTTCTCCTGCACAGCCTCTGGTAATTCCAACAGGCGGATGACCCCGCGCACCGTGGCGCCACTCTTGCCAAATACCTCGCCAACCTGTTCCGAGGTCTTGTTCCAGCGTGTGCCATAATCGCGCATCATTCGCGCTTCTTCGATGATGGTCAAATCTTCGCGTTGCGCATTCTCGACGATCACGCCGCGGTTCATTTCCTCGTCGGTAAGTTCTTCGATGTCCAGCGGCATAACCTTGTAACCGTTGTAGCGGTCAGCCAATCCTTCCGCCTTGAAGTTGTCCCTCAGCCACAAAAATGCTCGCAGTCGGCGATGACCGAACTTCAACTCGAAACCGCCCTTGATCTTGCGCGCCTTGGGCTTTTCCTGAATATCTTCTGCCGCAATGCTGCGTCCTAATGCCTCGATGCTCTTGTACTCCGTCCGCCCTTGATACGGATTGTCCTTGACCAACTCAACGTTCACTAATTGCTCTGTCATGGTTTGCTCCTTCCAAGCAAAATAAAAATCAATTCAGTTTGACCCTGTAATACTCGTCCACATACTTGTGGATATCATCCAGGCTCACCGAAACACAGCCAACCATCCCGGTCCGCACCCCATACAGCGGAACCAGCAAAATGGATCTCATCGCCCATATCTGCTGCCCCTTGTAAATTTCGTCTTTCTTCCAAAAAGTTTCGAATTTGATCTTCCGTATATCTGCCATCGTCTCCTCGAAAAATAAGCCCCCTCCCCATACCAGACCCATTACTGGTGGGGTCAGGCTGGCTAAGGAGAGAGATACGCACATCAAACGGGACCGCGTCCCGAAGTGACCAATTCTTCCTCCCCCAAATTCAGCCTCACCGAATTTGGGGGAGGTGCCGAAGGCGGAGGGGGCGGGAGCAGCCTGCATCCTGGACGCCAC